GGAGCAACGAACGCTTGAAGAGAGTGCTGTGTTTTCCACAACTCTTCAAGTTTATCATCATCACCACCGAGCAACTCGGAAGGTGATTCAAACTCAGACTTGTCATAGTTGATGTAACCACCAACCTTACGAACCTTCAACTTGAAGTTCGCACCAGCCCAGTAATCAAATGGGTTGATAGGATCTTCGTCATCAAACTCAGGCTGCATTGCTTCCTGAATCTTGTTAAAGATTTTCACACCATACTTGTAGAGGAACACTTTGCCCTCGTTCTCAGGTGCGCCAGGATCCTTTAGAACAAGGATGTTTGAGATGTAAGACAACTTACGCTTACGATCCCTAGCGATGTCCTTGTCGGATTCAAGACCGCTGTTCCAGAGTTCTGAGTTCATCTCTGAAACTGGATCCTTTTCACCAATCGTGGTGCGAGAGTTTTCGATATACCAACGACCACCAACCTTGAACGCATGGGTGTAAAGTTTAGCCCAAGGCATATCTTCATTTTCCGGTGCTGGGAGGAACCGAAAAACAGCCATGCCGTTGCTTGCTTTGTCAAGTGTTGGTTTCCAGAAGCGATCATCCTGATAAGAATTTTTCTTCTCAGCACTCTCTAATTTCTTTGTCAGTTCGCTGATGCTACCGACAGACTTTCTTTTCATGTCTTTAAAACTCATAAACTTTCCTTTCCCAAGGATCTCCCTTGGCCTGATACTTTGTGGGAACTCCCCACTTCAAAATAAACTTGCCCCGATGTTGGGCAAACGATAGTTTAACTCAATCGCTTCAGATTGCAATTTTTCTTTTAATGGTTTAGAAATCATCTTTCCCCCCATCTCTGGTGAGACGTTATGTTCTTCGCATATACATAAGACAGCATCTAAATATGTTCCACCATTGTCGGTGACATATTTTTCAACCTGTTTGGAGAATTTTTCTTGTTCTTGATCAATAAATACCATAGAAAGAATTGTAGCCTCCCAAAGAGATAAGTCAAGTCCCTTTTATTTATTGGAGTTTTAAATGCCCGATACCGGATCAAACATAATTATTGACATTACTGGAAACACCGCAAACATGGCAACAGATTTTGCCTCGTCGGGTTCGGGTATAACAAACGCACATGTCCCGATCCAAAAAATTGCTTTTGGTGATGACACAGTAACAAATCGTGTTTCTTCGTCAAACCCACTCCCAATAACAATCCAGAGTTATCAGTCTAATGTTGGTATCTCTGGTGATGTCGGCATCACTGGTGGTGTCGCAATCGGTAACTTTGGTGAACTCCCGACACAGGGTGGAACACTCGATCTGATTCGTAATTTTGTTAAAGTCGCTGGAGACACGATGGGTGGTCCTATCGGTGTCACTGGACACATTCAAGGACTCACCAATGGAATTCCTTTGGGTGTTACAGGAACAATTTCAATTAGCGAATCTTCTGGTATGCCCGTTCGTGGTATCAGTGGAACTGACGGTAAAACAGGTGATTTTGCGCCAGTTAGAGTAACAGGTGGCAGACACCTTTCTAATCTCACAGATAGTGTTGAAGTAACGGGATCCGTTGCCGTATCCGGTGGTAGAACCATTCTCTCCGCTACCGATAGTATTAAGGTGTTTGGATCAGACGGAGGAAATAAAACAAAAACTGTTTTGTTTGCCTCTGAGGATGGAAATTCAGCAGGATTCTCCGGAGATGCACTCAAGGTTGCGGTGACTAATGTTGGATCTGGAATTACATTCTCTGTAAATGTTTCATCCACTCACGGTGTCACAAACGCTTCTGAACCCCCTCTGAAGGTTCAGGGATTCACAGCGGGATCTGGACACAATCCGGTCATCATCCGTGGTGAGTTGGGTTCTGGTGCTCTTAACGTCGCTGCCCCATCACCGCTCGATGTTTCGTTTAGTGGGACACAAACCATTGACGACACGAACATTGTTAACTCACTTGAATCGTCCAGCAAACCTCTCATTCAAGCACTGAACTCTATCAAGAATGATATGAACTCTGTGCCATTGATCCGAAGCGATCTCTCTGCTGGTAACTTTAGTGTTGTCGTTACTGATACGGATATGCCAGAAACGTTATCATCTGGATCAAAGAATATCTCAACACAAGCAATTCAAGTCGCAACAAATGTCGCACTTAAACGTGGAGTCAAGGTTAAAGCGAGTATTGATAATACCGATTCGATTCTCGTTGGTGGATTCAGACTTGCAAATGACTCAAACGCTGGATTCTCGTTAGAGCCGGGTGAGTCGTGTTATCTGGAAATTGACAATATGGGTAAAGTTTATTGCCGTTCCGTCTCAGGGAGACAACAAGTATTTTACATAGGTTCATAATATGGATGGTTCTAGAAAGAGTTCTTATTCTAGAAATAGAAACAAATTAGAAAGATATTCAACAGACACCTTTTTTGGGTTAGAGTTTTCTACTACTAATAGTTCTCGATATAAAAGAAGACAAATTGATACTAAACCAAACATACTCATAAGTGGTTCTAATGTCATACTTGATTATTCTATCAGCAAAAACACGAGCGACTTGGAAGAGTTTGAAACTCTCTTCAAGAAAAAAAGAACGAACGCAACATTTACTTTAAGTAAAGCGATTTACAGAGATGACATCAGAGGAGTTGATGCCAATTTTAATGGTGACTACACTTTCTTAAAGTTTGTCGGTGATCACAAAATTTTAGCACAACCTCCCGCTGGAATAACATATAGTCCTGATGTCAAAGCATATAAGTCATCGTTTTTTAAACAAACACCATTCATCGGAATAACACTCCCAACAGATCCATCTACAACTTACACGATAACGAATCATCTGGGAACTAACTCGTCCGAGTCATTTTCAAAATCTGGTGTTTTGCCGTTTGATTATATTAAGGTGAATGCAAACACAGGATCCATTCCAGAAAATAGATTGTACGAAGTTAAAAACATCACAATCGAAAGTGATGGAACAGAAATCATCGAGGTTGATAAGCCGTTCCAAGACGTTGACATGGTTGGTGACTCTGTGTTCATTTCTGTGTTCAAAAAAGAGGCAATTGAAAGTGGTTCAAACTGTTACTATGCAAAACGAACCATGTTTGATGCTAAATTTGGTAGATACCTTGAGGTTGGCAGTTTAGTCGAATGTGAAACTGGTTTTGAATTTTATGGTAGAATAAAAGCCGCAAGAGAAAACTACAACATAATTCATGTTCCAGAAAGGATTGAGGGACTCAAATCTGAGCCATTTAATTACAACGAATGTAGTGTATGTCCCAGCACATTTTCATTTTCTAGTGATCAAGAAGTCGAAGTTGCAAATCCAACACGAGAATCCTCTGGTTCAGAGATACAAGATACACAAACACAAGTAGAGGAGAGAGTGAATGCACCACTTAGAATCTCTTCTCCAGTTGATCTAAATTACTTTTTTGAAGATATAAATCTTATTTTAGTTGACGGTAAAATTAAAATCAATGGTGAAAATAAAAACACATTCTCTGCACGAAGAGGACAAAGATATAAAATTGATATCTCACACCCCAGTCTTGCTCAAGCGGAAGATGTTGCAGTATTCGATGGCCGAAATCGAGAGCCTATTTTACAGGGATTAAATTTCCGTGGAGTGCCGGGACAAGATAAATCACGAATTACCTATGTTGCATCACAGAATTCTGAAATTATATTAGAACCCGAAAATTTGACATTACCAAGTGATGTTCCAACTAGAGGTTGCACTGCACCAAGAACAGATTACAGATCACCACCACCAGACGCTGCAAATGATCCAACGTGGAGAAAATATGTTGCCGATCAGATGAAATGTTGTAAGTGTTTGTTGTATGGTGAGGCTAGAGGTGAAACAGAGAAGTGTCAAGAGTGTGCGATGTGGGTGGCATTTAATCGACAAAAGGATGATTGGAGATGCGACAATCCAGATGACTTTGGTGGAGGATTTAAAGGACTGACTGGATGTGCTGGTAATGGACCGGGTGCGGTTCCTCGACCAGAAAGATCCTATTGTTATCAAGCACAAGATCCGGGCCGATGGGAGGGTGGATGGCCAAATCCAAACTTCAAACGGTGTTGGTGCGATGGCACAGATGAGACAAATACAAGTCGAGATGGAAAAATCAGAAAACGACTTAATTCCATGTGCAATCAACTTGGTCTTGCTAATTGGAAACGACCACCACTTGTCGATCCAACGGGTGGCGCAAACTACTTCTTCAAATGTGGTAGTCAACCGTCATGGATGGATTGCTCTGTAAAATATGGTAGATGTCGAGCGTTACCAGATAATCACGGTTGCACAGGATGTGGTAACTGCTTCTTTCAGTGCGACAACGTGCCGAAAACTTGTGACTGGTTTGAAAAAAGAAAAAACCTCTCTTCAATAGACATCACAGAACCAATTATTATTACAGTGGGTCCAGACGATGACATTAATGATATTTACTCTGGATACGATCCTGATGATCCAAACATCGTTCTAGTTAGAACAGATGAAGATTTTTCTGTCACAACAAAACCCTCTCTGCCTGAGGTTCCGGTTGCCATGCGGACATCTGCGGGTGGGGGACCGCTTTCATACAATGGATACTACCCATTATTCTCAAACGCAAAAGAGGCAATTGAAAACAGTCCTGAGCCAGATTTAGTGAGAACAGAAAGAGCAGAGACAACCGCAGGGTATCACGTTCATACATTAGATGGTATTGACTACTACATGCCAAACGGACTTGTTCTTGGTGTCAATCAATTCCACGGTGATTATGAACCTGAGTTAAGATCATGGCTTTCTGATGTAAATCATGAGTGTGCGAATGATACAGGAAACTATCGAGATTGTCTGTCCTGTGTCTCAGAAAAATCTACAAATGGAGAACTTGATACCTGTGCAGAAGCCGTTGCGAAAGGAAGATGTTGGGAAGAGTTTGCACGAGAGTTTAGAGCCCCATTCTCAGAAAGTCCAAACTGCAAACAAATAAAAAATAGTTGCGATAAAGTTACGGCAGACACACCAGAGTTCTTTTGTTTTGATGGTGCGAAATCATCGACTCCCTCATCCTCATCTAGTTCTGTGACTCCGACACCAGTGCGTTCCACGACACCATCAACACCACGATCAACGATGACAAGTTCTTCTATGACACCGACTCCTCGTTCAACCCCATCGTCCTCACCACCACCATCATCACCACCACCATCATCACCTCCCGCATCAGGAGGTGGGGGATACTCCTACTAAAAAAGGGAGCCAAAAGGCTCCCTTTCTTACTTTGATGTTTTTAAAATCACTCAGTGACTTCAGTAACTTCGACTGAGGATTCTTCCTCAACGATGTTTTCTGCTTCAGCCTTTTTCTTACCACAAGTGGTGCAAGGCTTCTTTTCTCCCGTTGGTTGAACTTCACGGAACTGAGGTCCACCTGCCGCTGGTGCTTGTGCGCCGGGGGGTGGCATTGGGAGATTGATGGTGACATCAACACCATCTGCGAAAAGTTGTTTCACCTGATCTTCGGTGATAACTTGTCCGGGGAGAACATCAACGATGTTCGAGACAGAGAAAACAAAAAAGTCTTCTCTAGCGGGGGTTTTGTTGAGAAACGCTCTCTTTACAATTTCTTCGGCCATGGCCTTCTCCTTTACAAAAAACGATTAAAACATGTTTTAAAACAGTAGAGTATGTATACGCTCTACAATACGCCGTCTTGGAATCGAACCAAGTTTGCACGATTATAAGTCGTCCTGAGAAATGCCAATTCCTCCCACGGCGCTTTCATATGCTCTCCAGTTTGCATACATTACACGATAAGTTGGATTGTGTCTAGCCTCATCGTATGCTTTTTTAAAGATTCTCGCAGACTCCGCTTTCTCACAAGTCCAGTGATCTGGTTCCTGTGGTTTCACGTTGCCTTTGTTATCATACTTCTTTCCACTTCGATGATTTGCGTATCGTCTTGCTCTCGTCCATCCCATCATAAGGAACTTGCGTGCCATATCAGCGCCAACAAACTCATCCCGAACAAGATAGTCATGGAACATAGCACTAATTCGATTTGACGATGCTTCTGCGATTTCGGGTGTGCGGAATCTCCAGTATTGACAAATTTCCGATTTATATGGTTCAACTAACAATACTCCTTGTTCACCTCTACCAATGCGATAGAGTTCGGGATTCTTCCGAAAGTTAATGTTATCATAATCTAAACTATAATCAAATTCAAGCATTTAAATATTTTCCACATGAATTGTGTGAGATCCTTTACAAATTCGCATCACTTGAACTGCGGTCCACTTCTTTTGATATTTGGTAGTAATACCTTCTCCATTTAATACACGAGCAATTTTGCTGTAATTTAACCCATTATCATTCAAAGAAATTATTCGTTGTCTAATTTCAAAAGTCTCTGGGTTTTTTACTATTATGCCGTCCTCCCAGTCCCATCCATATGGTGCTTTACCTTTAGAGCGTTCCATCGTTGTCATATGTTCAGGAACAGGTATCTCTGGGTGCATACCACTATGAACCTCTTTGTGACAATTTGAACATAGCATCACCATGTGTGGAGCATCTGCCTTAAGGTCATCCCATCTTATATTCCAACCACTGGAAGTTGATTTACCCTTACGTCTTTTTATTGTAAATTCCGTTTCTTTTGTGTGATGAAGTTCTAACGCTGTAGCACACTTATTGTATCCACAAAGAACACAACAATCGCCAATATTTTCGTAAATCCATTTTCGCTTCTTATTAAGCATAATTGATGCGAAGTTTTTTATTACTACAGTGACCGTTCTCGTTGATGTCGAGATAGTTTGATCGCTGTCGATCCTCATCATGTCCGAGTCGGTAGTTTACTTCTTTGACACCATCACTGGAAGTGTTTGTGAAGTCAAGGTGAGACTGAACGAAGTTGCGGGCAATCTTCTTTGCCT